AACGCTTTATCAGATATATCAAATTTATTTTATCTCTCAGGTGCAGGTATAGTAGGCGCATATATGGGATTTAATTCAAAGAGGTTTTAAAATGGCAGACGAACCAGAAGGTAAATTAGAAATGGCAATTCGTGTATTAGGTAATGAATTGTTTGCATTTAAAATGACAGTAGATGATTTCAAAATGAAATGGGTATTGATCGGAGTAGTTGCTTTGGTTATCTTGCTTTGGGCTGTCGGTAACTTTGGTCCACAATTACAAGGACTGATCGATGGCTGAGATGGAATTCGGAGGAATGACCTTTAGAGGCGGTAAGATGATGGTACTTCTTACTGCATTATCTACATTAGGTGGTGCCGCATGGGGAGGATTCGAATTCTACAAAGACTATATGGACATGAGAGAAATTGTTCAGAATGTAGATGTAGATGAGATAGCAGCCGCTAATGATTTACAATTACAAAAACTAGATGATGCTATAGCATACACAACAGAGATTAGAGAAGATTTAGCCAATGATGTTTCACGTCTCGAAGGACAAATAGTCATTTTAGAAGAACAAGTGCAAAGAGCAGAATCTACGGTACGTAAACTACGTAATGAAGTATATACTAAACTTGATACATTTGAAGAGAGATTTAGATTAACTCTGAAAGATAATCAAGACACGATGGCAGATCTCAGAGATAAGATCAGTACAAACCTTGAGGAATCAGAAGCACGAATCAAAGCTACGCAAGCTAGTATAAGCAATACACTAGAATCTATACGTAATGATATGAATGAACAACAGAAAGATGTTACCGCATCTATACGTGAGATTGAGGCTAGTGCAAGGCTATTAGACAAAGATATAAGAACTGATATGAAAGCACTAGATAAAGAAATCTTTGAAAGACTACAGGAAGCATTAGATAATCCATTAGCTAATAAAAACTAGTGTAACATTTTTGTCACACATTTAACTATTTTGAAAAAAAGTGCGCTTCTCGCGCATTTTTTTATGTACATTCGATATGAATTAGTGTAGTATAATAATATAAGCAATGAACATGAAGGAGTTTATTATGTGGATGGAAAGAACATTAGGTGATTTAGAGCCTATTATTGACAAGTTGAATGAATTAATTCCTCTTGAGGGTTCAGTAGAATCACCTCGATCAGCTAACAAGTATCTTGAGAGATTTCGTAAAGCTCAGAATGCTGTGTACGATTGCTTTAACAATGGTCTTATGAATCAGCGTAAAGAGTTTGCTACTATCTTTGGTATGAGATATGCTGAAGTTCCTGTTCCTACTATTCGTAGTCAGATGGCTTTCAATGCACGAATCAACTGGGAATATGTTGAGGACGAAATCCATGCTGAGTTTCGTAGGATTATTGGGTTAGCAGCTGCTGAGCAGTTCGGTATTCATTATCGCTCAAACATGATCATTGCAAAAGCGATGGAAGAGGAGGCTGCTTAATGGGTGTTTCTGAAAAAAATAAAGAATTACTAGATGACTTATATTTCGATTATTATCGAATGTCATCTAGTGGAAAAGCAACTCTAGACTACATAGCTGATATAAAAGCTTTGACTGTTGAAGGCTGGAGTGCTTCTCTTGTAAAAAAATTAATCGAAGATTTATATTTCGATTGGGATAGGCTATCATCAAGCGGACAAGAAACGCTAGATAAAATAGCAGATAGGTTTGGTGTGTAATGACAGTATATTTGGATATGGATGGAGTCATCGCTGACTTCTTTGGTAAACTCGAAAACGATTTCGGTGCTGATCATTGGAAAGATATTAAGAATATCGAGCGATGCTTAAATGAGATTCGCAACACAGATTTCTTCTATGAGATTCCTGCGTTTGCAGAATCTGCAGATATCGTTCAACTCGTAAAAGAGCATTCAGATGGAGATTGGGGAATCTGTTCTTCGCCTCTTCGAGATGATATGTACAACTCTGCTTATTGGAAACGTAAGTGGCTTACAATTCACGATTTCATGCCTGATGATCTTGAGAAGCTTATCTTTACTTCTAATAAGCATAAGTATGCAATCAGTCGATTGTCTGGTAAACCTAACATCTTAATTGATGATAAACCTTCCAACATCATTGCATGGGAAAATGCAGGTGGAATCGGCATTAGGTTTCAGTGCAACAAAGATGATGTTGAGTATCTTGATGATCAATTGACAGATGTATTCAGAATGCATTCGTTTAAGGTGTGACAACTTGTCACATGTACAAACTCCTACAAATGTTGTAGGATCAATTATATTATGGAGGTCACATGACTATAGCAACTACTCAAGAAGAGCGTATGGCTCTTATCAAAAAAGCAGCGGATCATCTTAATCGTAAGAAAAAGATGGACGCGATAAAACGTAAGACACGTTCTATCAAGCCTCAGATTAAAAAGTCTAAGAATCTGACAAATATGTCTTTGCCTAAAGAGACTAACATCTATCAATGGACAGATGCGTCTAGTTATGCCAAAGAGTATTATGGCGAAACTATGTACGAAACTACTCGGTACGATAACGATTGGGATTAGTATGCATATGATTCGTGGTGTACAAGTTCATGGTAGCCGGCGTAAGGTTAAACGTAAACCTGGATGGAAAGAAGCCATGGCACATCACGAAGCCTTTCTCAAAAAGATGGGCGTAAAGGGTAAGGCATCAGATTGTCGATCAGAAATACCCTCATATAGAAATGACGGAGATTCTGGCGTAAAGACATCTGATGCCATACCTGGCACTTGTCCAAAGGGCAAGTCAAATCAATACACAGGTGACTATATCATTGGTATTGGTACTATGCATAAATCTAATAGTGTACCTGTTACACGTAAAGAGGATGCCGAAGCTATGGCAAAGATGAGACGATGAGTAATCTAACATTAGCATTAGGTTTATCGATGCACCTTGGTTTTGAAGGTGACTATAATCAGTTCCACCCGCACGTACGGTGGCAAGAACCCGCGTATATGGCAGGTGTCTTTCTTAATAGTGAAAATGACATTAGTGCATATGTAGGTCAAGAATATATGTTCAATGACTTTGGTCTTGAACTCGGAGTTGCTGTAGGATATAGCGACTTTCCTATAAAGCCTTTTGTAAGAGGCACATATAAAAACTTCTTCATTGCTCCTGCAATAGAAACAATTGTATATTCAGATCATGAGGAAGTAAAACCTGGTATTGTGATTGGATTTGAATATGGACTGGGAAAAGATTAAGCGAATCGAAGTTATAGATAATAATGGTAGACAGCTTGTAAGAGATAATGTGACTGCCGTACAATTTGATTTAGAGGATGACGGCGGAACATTAAAGATGTTTATCGATTATGAACCAGAAGAAGATTAATGTTTACAATAGAAAATGATATGGATGAAACTGTAATCACCGTTCTTAGTGAAATGGGTGGTGAGGATGTTTCTGTTCTCATTTATGATGACTTAGTTTATATACGGCAATGGAATGAGAAAACACAATTCTTTGACGTTATAACTATGACAGCGACAATGTACTACAAGCTAATGAAGGCTTGGACATTACCAGAAGGCACATACACATTGGAGGTGAAAGATGCTTACGAGAAACGAAATGAAAGAAATGCTGCTCACATCACAGTGTCGAGTGATATTTACAAAAGTAAACGGTGAAGAACGAAATATGGTTTGCACATTGCGAGAGGATATTATTCCTTCAGCAAGTAAAGACCCGATTACTCAGAAAAAGGTTCGCGATATTAGCGAAGAAGTTTTACCTGTATGGGATGTAAAGGCCGAAGGTTGGCGATCCTTTAGGATTTCTAATGTTGTTAGCTTTGTATGTAACGAATGACAGGTATTGATTATCAAATATTAATGTGGATTCTATTAATCATCGCATCAGGCGTTGCTTATATGATTGGTAAGTCATATGCTCAACGTCAGACTGACGAAATAATAGATACGACTATAACTATTCTCATAGATAAAGGTTTCCTGAAGACAACGATTCAGGATGGCGAAGAAGTAATTATACATCCAGATAATAAGGTGTGACATAATGTCACATAGTTAAATTAACTGTGTACAAATGCCTAAAACTGTGATAGAATAACATTATGAAGGAGAAATGTTATGGTTAAAATTCGTAAAAAAAGAAAGCCGATGACGGCTGAACAGCGTGCAGCTGCTGGTGAAAGACTAGCGAAGGCTAGAGCTAAAAGACAGGCAGCTAATCCACCTCAGTACAAATACATTCATGAGACTGTACTAGCACGTACAGAGGATGATCCCTTTCACTTTCGAAAGGTACAAGGTTGGATCAAGACTCAGCGTGAGGAACTATCTGTTGCTCGCAAAGATGTTCGCAATAAGTTAAAAGGTGGAGAAGCACGTGTTGCTAATCACCAAGCTTACATCCGAAATCTTGAGAAATACTTACGTGATGGAGACTATGTTGATGATTGCTATGGCGAGTATCAACAGAATAGAATTAAATGGCGTAGCGTTGTTCCAGCTTTTGACGCAGACGGAAATGCTAAACGTACTCATGGAGTATTTTACTCAGACATCGGAACAGTCTGGGACGACCTAACGATGGGAGACCTATGACCGAAGATTTTTTATCTAAATCTAAATTTAGCAAGATGATCGAGGAGGCTGTTGTACAGAAAAAGCTATCCTATATGGATGCTATCCTCGACATCTGTGAAAAGAACAACATCGAACCAGAAGATGTTCGAAAGTTTGTGAGTCCTATAATAAAGGACAAACTTGAGGCTGAGGCAATGTCTCTTAATTTATTGCCTAAAACAAATTCACTGGATGATAGTTTTTTTGAATAAATACTATGTACATTATGAATTATCCAGTGTATAATATTTCAGTAACATTTCAGCAAATACGAGGTAACATATGAGTTTTGCAAACTTAAAACGCAATCGCGATCAAATATCAAATTTATTACAAGCTGCCGAAGCAGTCGGTGGTGGTAATACAGAAAAGAAATCCTATGCAGACGAAAGAATGTGGAAACCAACGGTTGATAAAGCCGGTAATGGTTACGCAGTCATTCGTTTTCTACCTGCGGGTGAAGGAGTCGATGTTCCATGGGCCAGATATTGGGACCATGGTTTCAAAGGTCCACAAGGCCAATGGTATATTGAGAAGTCATTAACATCTATTGGATTGAATGATCCAGTCGGTGAGATGAACTCACTGCTATGGAACTCAGGTATTGAAGCGGACAAAGATAAAGCACGTACGCAGAAGCGTCGACTTCATTATGTCTCAAACATTCTTGTTGTATCTGATCCAGGTAATCCTGCCAACGACGGCAAGGTATTCATGTATCAGTATGGTAAGAAGATCTTCGATAAGATTATGGATATGATGCAACCACAATTCCAAGATGAAGAACCGGTAAATCCGTTTGACTTTTGGGAAGGTGCTAACTTTAAACTGAAGATTCGTCAGGTTGAAGGATATCGTAACTATGATAAATCTGAATTTGCAGCGAAAACCGCAGTATCAGATGATGATGCAGCCTTAGAATTAATCTATAATCAGATGCATGATCTATCTGAGTGGACAGATCCAAAGAATTATAAATCATATGATGAACTAAAGACTAAGTTGAATAATATTCTTGGAATGTCTGCACCACAAACAGTTGCCGCAGCCGTATCTCTAGATGAGGTTGCACGACCAGTTGAACCAGCAGCGGCTGTGAATCCTCACATCCCACAAGAACCGGTAACTGCTGAGCAGGTATCGGAAGAAGGCGAAGAAGACACTATGAGCTACTTCGCACGGTTGGCAAACGCTGACTAATTATTACCAAAGAGCGAGCGCATATAGTCTTTACTGTATGGCTCGCTTACATCTCCTGATGCAGTTAGGTTCGTAATATTTTGTGTTGAATTACCGCCAGTTGAAGAATTATCTATAATAATTGGCATATTTGCAGCACTTTCCATAGCACCAGCTAAATCTAATCCGCCTTCTTTTCTGGCTAGACTAATTAACTTTTGGCGTGAACTACTTCTACCACCAAATGCCTCGTTAACTATTTTATAAGATGGTAACTTTGTATTTCCTAACTCTTTTGCAGTTAGTATACCATCACCGTTTATATCTAAAACTTTAAGCTTATTTAATCTTTCCATAGTAAGCTTTTTATTTTTAGCTAAGAGATCCATCTTTTTAAATCTCTCAAGTTCAGGATCAACTGGACCTTTTTCTTTTTCAGGTTCTTCGTCTTCTATACCAAAAGCTTTTTTTAGAACTTTAGCTATACCAGTGAATACGCCGCTAAACACGTCTACTACTTTATTTTTTAATGCCTTAAATTGTTCTTGAATAAAGCCTTCTTCGGTGAAGGCCTTTACTGCAAAGTCGAATATCTTTCTTGGTATATCTAGAATATTCTGTAATGCAGAAGTAAGTAAGTCTTCAAAAGAAGCGTCTTTTAAAGCCTTAAATACGCCATCCTCTCCTACTTCGAATCCAACAAATTCTGCAACTTTAAATATTAAAGATTTTATAAGATCTGCTGGTGCTCCTAAAAAATTACCTAAAAATTTTCCAATAAAATCTGTACCTTGTTTCATAATATTAGATTCGTCTGTTGTCATCCAATCATCAAAAGCTGCTTTGAATGATAAGAAGAATCCGAGCGGTGCAAGTATTTTACCAAATACTCCGCCTATCTTTCCTAATAGACCACCGCCTAAGGCACCTATTGTCCTAAAGAATGTAAATATAGGCCTACCTGCTCCTTTTGCAAACTTAGCAATTCCGTCAGATATATTTTTAATAGGATTCATGATCCTACCAAACTGAAACTTAAATCTTTGAAATAAATTTTTCTTCATTAATTTAGGGTCAGGCTTTGCCTTTTCTACTAATTCGCCAGTTGGACCCAAGCCAAATGATTGTAACGCTGCAATCCTAAAAGCGTTCATTCTCATACCTATTTTAGTAGTTATAGGTGTCTTCTTAAATCTACCTTTTGAATCTCTTGATAATTCTCCAGCTTCTGTTAGTCCAAATGATAAGAACAATGCGTTTCTTATTCCTTTTGCACCATCGACTATCTTATCGCCCCAACTTGCCCATTTTTTAATACTCTTAACTGGTGTTAAGGCCCAGCCTCTTAATCCATCAGTAGCTAAAGTAACAGCTGCAATACCTGCGGCAATACCGCCTAAGTTGGACGTTAGACCTTTTAACAATGCCGCAGGATTTAAAAAGAAACCCATGCCTAAACCATCTTTTGATAAATTAGCAATAGGAGAAACGAAAGGTACTGCGCTGCCGCCTTTGCTTTTTTTAGCTTCTCGTTTGTTCTCTAGTCCTTGCCCTTGTCTTTGAAATTTTAATTCTGCAATAAAATCAGTTAAGGCAGTACCTTGAGCGTCTACCAGTTTGTTAGTTGCTCTGATTTCTTTGACTACATCTTTGAGGCTCATAGAGCTCCCAGCAGGTCCGGTTCCGGTTGACTTAACCATTTCTATCCCTTTGCGCTTGTTCTTTTTGTTCTTTTATATGTTCCATTAACATAGACAAATAAACTTCTCTTTCCCATGGTATTAATCCGTCTATCTCACTCAATGAATAATTATGATGCTGCATAAGCTGGAATGTAGAATCATAATATTGTGCTAAATTAGTATGAGATAGACACACTAGAAAAAAGACTGTATACCCCTCAATTCTGTTTTATTAGCATGTCCACACGAACAAGTAAATTCTATATCATGTGCCATGGCTGGTATATGTTCTATCCATTCACGTATGGATTCAAATTGAGTTGTGTTCATACTCTCTAAAAACTCATCTAATTCTTTAGGGTCTTCTTTTTGTAATTCAATTATAGAATCTTCTGTTCTTAAAGACTTCAAACACATTCTAATCATAGCAAATGTTGAAGCTGCGGTGTCGCCTGACCTAACAAGCTCATCTTCAAATAACTCAAGATAAGAAGGATGCCTTAATTCTAGTTCCATACCTGGAGCTAATTCAATAATGCTCTTTACATCTTCGTTTCTTTTGATACCTATGTCATCAACTGGTATGATTATCTCATTTGTTGTTTCACAGGCTTCGCATGGAAGACCTACTTTAGTTGTTTCACCAACCGATTTAGCTCTTATTTTAGTAAACAAATATTCAATATCATATGTTGTTAATTCTCTAGTATTTAATTCGTCTACTATACATGCTATAATCGTATCTAGTATAGCTTGGAGAATATGATCTTGATCCTCCGATTCCATTGCCAATAGTAATACTTTTTCTTCCTTCACTAAAAATGGTCTAAATCTTACATTTTTATTTGTTGATGGAATAGTAATACTATACTTTGGCGCTTCATTCAGTTTTGGCAGTGCCATTATATAACCTCATTAATTTACAATATTATTAATAGTATTTATTAGTGTTCCTACAGCTCTTGCATTACGCGTACTCGGGTTAACTGCAAAGTGTGAGCTTCTCCAATTATCATATTCAAATCCAACCGTTAATTCTACTACTCCTGGTTCGTTAGTTAATGCTATCTCTCCTAAAGTTACAGGAAAAGCATTTAAAAGTGTGCATTCGTAAATGACGTTTTCTCTTTTAAATATATCGATATCAATACTAATAGGACCAAGTCTTAAATCCGTGTCTAAAGCAAATCCTTTTCTTAGTTGTAATATTTGCATATCTCTGGCATATTCAGATTTATAATTAGGTGTAAAAGTATTTTGATTGACTATTTTATTTTGCCACATTTCAAAATAGTTTTTAATTCCATAATCATTCAATACTGTAAACTTCATTGTTACTTCTTCAGTAGCAAATCCATATGCAACACGGGTTTGTTTTACGCCTATCGCTCTATCTGATGAAAGCATTCTACGACTAGGTAATGTTGTCTGACTACACAATAAATTCAACTCTCGAGAGCTATATGCACCTAAGCCAGGCAATGTAATCAAATATTGATGCTGTTGAGCAAAGCCTCCTCTTGCTGAAGCGAGACCTTTCAATTCATTAATACTAGCCATTCTTCATTTTCCTTCTTGAGTCTGAATATATTTTACCTTGGCCTGCACCTCTCCATTGAGCTGCTGGCAAGAACGTAGCAATTTCCCATTCAGGTTTTTCAATTAAAGCAAATCTACTTCTGACTTGTGTTGTCAGATACCTATGAATAGTAGGTCTAAAATACTTTGATGGTAATCCATCACCACCAATTAATGAATTTAATGCTTTAGCCCTAGTGGTAGGAGGCAGATAATGCAAATTTAAACCATAGAACCCACCTTCTGCCATCTGTGTAATAACTACAAGAGGGAATGCATCAAAATATGGTAATGTTTGTCTATGCTTTGCATTATAATAAAACATATACATGTTACCAACTGGATTTCGAAGTGAGTCTTTTAGTTTTATTTGTTCTTGATTAAAGATTGTACCGCCTGTAACTCTACCAAGTTTACCTGCTTTATCTTTAAACCATTTAATAGATTCTTTTGTCCGCGGAGTTATACCTGCACGGAATGCCTGGATCTCTAAATCTGAAAATAGGTTGCTTTGTGCCATGCATCTATTTATACAGATTTTTTACGTTTGTATGGTTTTAGTGGCTTACTAGACTTTGGCATAATGCCCATCTTTTCAAGAGTATGCTCGGTCCATATCTGAAAACCATAACCACGATCTTTTGCGTATCGTTGTGCAGCTTTCCATTTGTTCTGATTCTTTACATATGTCAGACCTTCGCTAATATATCTCTTTGTCTTCCTGCCCGGGTACACTGGAGGTATGGTCTGATTTGACGGTTTAATCTCTACAAGAATTGTTTGGCCTGATTTAAATGTAATCTTGAGGTCCATGAAGTACCGATGATACTTCTTATCTACTTCATATAAGTATGGTATCACAGTCTCTTCGCTAGACCATGATTTCACATCTGCGTTCTCATCACACCATTTAAAACAATATTTCTCCCACATCGATCTGAAAACAATGTTAGTGAAGTCACCTCTGTACTTCTTAGGATTTTTAGGTTTGAATTTTCCAGAGTACGCCATGAAAATTGTTATAAATAGTGTAAATATTTATTTATAGGATATACAAAATGCCTCCACTTAAATTAGACATACATGATATAGGATATACATATTCCTTTCCTCCTAGTATAGACGAAGGAGGTGATTCCCTTACTGACGAAAAGTATAGAGCTGTGTTATCCTTTAATCCAGTAAAAGTAGATGCAGTTACAGTCGGTAGTTTAATAGGAAAAGATTCTTATTTAGGTAAAATTTTAAGTGGCGAAATAGCAAATTTAAGTGATTTGGGCGACGAATATAGAGATAGACGTCTAAAAAAAGAAAAAGAACAGGCAGGCTATCCTGGCTCAAGCAATACAGAAGATGCTAAAGCTAAAGCATTAGCTACAAGTTTAAAAGCAAAAAGAAGTACAGAAAATACTACTGTGCGTGGCAAAGGTAAAGATGATTTAGGATACCCAGATAATAGATATGTTCATTTGTATATGCCTATGAATATTCAACAAAATGAAAGTGTAGTAGCTGGGCCTGAGCAATTAGGTGTTGTAGGTGGAATGGTGTCTGGTACTTTAATGGGTGCCGCCGGCAGTAAAAGCGTTGCGGATATTGCAAGCTCTGCAGTTAAAGGAACATTTGCTGGTATGGGTGAGCTTATGACAGGTAAAACTGCACCAGAGTTTGGTTCGTTAATAGCTAATAGATTAGTAAGTAAACTAAGTACTAATGCCGGTAATGCAACTTCGTTAGCCACAAGAATTGCAGTAAATCCTAATACAAGAGCTTTATTCAAACAAGTTAATATCCGTGAATGGAATTTTGTCTTTCAAATGATACCTACTAGTCCTGATGAAACTAAAAGAATAGAAAATATAATCGACTTTTTTAGGACTGAACAATTACCGACTGAATTAGTTAGCGAGGCTACGGGTGTAGGTATGGCGTATAGATTCCCTAATCTAATGCACATTAAAGCATTATATAGAGACGAACGCACAAATCAGTATAAACCTATTCTCACTAGATTCTTACCTGCATACTTACAAGCAGTAGATGTTACATATAACACTCAAGCAATGTCATTTTATGAGGGTGGTAAATTTCACGATGCTACAATGAGTTTAAAGTTTGTAGAATATAGACCGTTAAATAAAGACGATATAGATGTTGAAAGAAAATATCTAGGTAAAGGCGACAAGATTAGGCACGGAGTGTAACATGAGCCATTTTAAACATTTTCCAAAAGTGCTATACAACTTTGGTAACGAAATTGAAGCAACAGTATTTCAAAAGCTTGGTACATATGTAGATATTATAGACCAAGTTAAAGATGATATAACAATATATGCTGATTATACTATTCTTGACGGAGATAGACCAGATATTTTATCTTATAATTTTTATGGAGATATACAATACTATTGGTTAATGTTTTATGTAAATGATCAGTTAAGAGAAGAAGGATGGCCATTAACTGCTAATGAAGTACAGGAACAGATGGAAAAATATTATCCTCATGATTATATAAGAACATTTGATAATTGGTTTAAAAGCGATTTCAAAATAGGCAATCGTGCTACTGGTAAACAGAGCGGAGCATTTGGTGATATTATGCAAACTCATCCTGATCTAGGGCAAATCATTGTAAGTAATACTACTAATTTTAATTTTAAAAGATCAGAAATAGTAGAAGCCGGATTTGGGTTCTTTAATCCTGATACAATTACAGTACAAGCTACTGATAAACAGTATAATGCAGTACATCATTATGAAGATGCATCTGGTAATTATGTAGATATAAATCCATTGCAAGACGCACCATCTAATCTTACTCCTATTACATTTTCTGATAGGTTTATAGAAGAAAACGAAAAACGTAAAAGAATTAGAATAATAAAACCTGAAGTAATTAATCAGTTATTTAATGAATTTAATAGAGCACTAAAATAATGTCCGGTACATATTCAGCCAGTGAATACCATTTCCAAGAGGTAGTATTAACGATTCCTGAAAGAGGAATTGAATTAGATATTGGACCTACTATAATCGAGCTAATGTTATACGAGTCTGTAAATACTCCTTATATTACAGGTTCTATGGTTTGTGTTGATACACAATATGTATTTGATAGATTAAGATTTGATGGCACTGAACGAGTAACTATTAATATTGCTTCTGACTATGACGAGGTTCTAACTAAAAGTTTTTTTATTACTCGTACAACCGGTAAAACTAAAGTAGACGAAAATACATATGCATATAACTTTTATATTGCAGAAGATATATTCTTTTTAGATGTTTTAAAATCTGTATCACGAGCATATAACGGAACACCTGATGAAATAATAAAGAATGTTTTATCTAATGAGTTTAAGAGAGAATTATCATTAATAGGTAAAGCACCATATCAATCAGCCTTTAACTATGTTTCTCCGTTCATATCTCCATTGGCTATAATAGATACTATACGTCGTAGAGCTTATGACATAAATGGTTTTCCATATTTTGTATATGCTTCTTTAAAAGAAGAACAGATAAGAATGAAAAGCTTATCTGAAATGATAGAAAATGAACCTATCAATAAAACAAGCTTTGTGTTTAGTAATGCTCAGAATTTTAAACTAGATCCAGTACAACAATTAATTAATGTAGAATCATTTGTAGAAGATAATACAAACGATACAATCGAATTATTAATTAAAGGTGCAGTGCAAAACCAGTACAATGTTTTAAATCTCAGTACTAACAAACGAAATCAACAGAATAGATTCAATATTACAGAAGCATTAGAGGCTGGTGCTAATAAATCAATATTTAATAAAGATTTTACAATAGAAGATAAAGGTTTAAATGACTTCGACCCTAATGTCGTATATAAAATCGTAAATCATACAACAATGGATGAGCTAGGATATCATGATGAAAGAGATATTGAACAACATTTAAATAGAGTAAAATCAACTGCACTTGTATCTGCATTGAGTAAAAAGAAAATAACTATCGGTACTACTGGCGTATATAATTTTTATCGTGATACAGTATTCATTGGAGAGCAAATTAATTTAATGCTACCACAATTTGAATCAGAGACTAAAGATACTGTTACAAGTGGTTCTTATGTTGTTTTAGAAACTAAACACGTATTTACTGAAAATAAATATAACATGTTTATGACATGTAGTCGCTTAACACAATCTAGCGATGAAACAACTGCAATTGGACCTAACAAATGATAAATTTTTATGGTGATAATGTAAGATGGTTTATAGGCGTTGTAGTAAGCAATGCAGACCCATTATATGTAGGTAGATGCAGAGTACGTATATATGGTGCACATAACGACGATGTAAATGAAGTACCTGAAGCATCATTGCCCTGGGCTTCATGTTTAGTGCCAACTACAGAAGATGGTGTAAGCGGATTAGGCCGAAGTCCTAATATAAAACCAGGCGCAATGGTATTTGGTTTCTTTATGGATGCTAAAACATCGCAGCAACCTGTCATAATGGGATCGATACCTAGAATAGAAGTACTAGATGATGAGAAAATAAGTTCTCAAGATGCACCGGCAATTGATGAAATAGATATACCTGCTGAAAGAAATTTAATAGATGTACCTACAAGAGGCACGACGTCGTCATTAGAATCATTAGTTGGTAGTAATAATACAGAAAAAGCATTTAATTTTCTTGTAGGTAACGGTTATTCTAAAGAACAAGCCGCGGCAATATGCGGTAACTTTATTGTAGAATCAGGCATGGATCCGACAAAACCATCTGATGTACCGGGTGAAGACTCATATGGTATTGCTCAATGGAACCCTGCAGCTGGCAGGTTGCAAAGACTTGAAGCATATGCAGCAGATAGAAACTTAGATTATCGTACACTAGAAACGCAGTTGCAATTCTTTCATTATGAATTTAAAACTGAAGGGTCATATTATGGGTATAATAAGTTCAAAGCTATGCATAGTATTGTAGATGCGACCACACATATATGCAATAAGTACGAAAAGCCAGGTACTCCACATCTGGATAGACGTATTGCAGCCGCTAAAAGAGTATTGGAGACTTATGGATGAGCGTAGATATTCGAGACATAAACCTCACGCTTTTAACTGCATTCAAGAACTCTAATTTTATTATAGTTGGAGAGAAGGCATTACAGGCCGCTAATAC